TCCTGAATTAGTAAAAGTATTAGAAGAAGCTAAAGATCATTGTAAAGCTGAGTTAAAAAAATCTAAAGAAAGATTAGAACAAATAAATTATCCTTCACATGATGAAGGTGCAGAAGCTGTTATACAACAGTATATGCAAAAAGGTACTTAACAAAATTCTATTTAAGCCCTGGTATACCCTTAAACAATTGCTGCTGGGCTTCATATAGATACACCCATCAGGGAGACTTGGTGGGTGGCTAAAGGGTAGTGAGACTGTTATGGTATACCACCGAAAGGTTCTTGATCCACTACCCTACTAAATTTCTGTAATTTTAACTATCCAAGATTTTGGAATCATAGTACGATCACCAAATGTTATGGTTCCATCATCTTCTTTATCGTAACTAGCAAATAGTTTTATTGACTTACGATCTTTAGAGAAGATCCAACCTTCATTTACTGGTGATGCCAGTTTCATATTTTTAAATTCTTTTTCAGATGCCCAAGCACTATCGCTAACACAATCAACCCATTCTACTCTGACTTTGGTATAGGGTATATCGTTAGAGTCTTTATCTTTGACTGACTTCTTTTTTTTAGTGTAACGTTTTTTTGTCATTAGCTGCCCATATGTATTGTTCTATTTCATCAAAAGGTACGAGTGCTTCACCTTCTTCTTCAAAAACTAATTGTAAGTATGTGCTATAGATAATAGCAAGTGCCATTGCATCAGCAGCTCTTAGTGTAAGATGAGGATTTTGTTCTCTAATAAAATCACCTATAGCATCAGGCTTAACGTTCCTGAGAAATTTATCAGAGTAAGCTTTGCTACGCTTTGGAAATTTTATTATTTTAGTCATGTTTACACGCACCTCTGGCGAGGATAACTAATATAATTATTTGGGTTGCAGTAGAAAATCAATGTTTTTTTTAATCTTAGGTACAAGTTTATTATAAACATTAAGCCAAAGCATACTATCATCATAAAAAAAAGCCTTATTTTTCCACATATCGTGGTAATGATTGTAGAAAATACTACATATTGGGATAGGGTCAATATCTAATTTTTCCCAAAATTGTCTTTCAGACATCCCACAGTTGTGTAATTGATGATGATGTTTGACACAAAGTGGTATTGTATATTGATCACCTACTTTTTGACTAATGCCTCTTGGCATAGCAAAAGTAATATGATGAGCATTACAACCATTTTGTTGACAGATTATACATGGATTAGATGCTACCCATTTTAGGTATTTTTTGTCTTTTATTCTGAGTTCCTTGTCCTTTGATAGTGTTATGCACTTTTTTATACCCATAATATATTGCTAATCTAGATAATCCTTCATGTGTTCTATTTGATGCTTTACGTTCTGTCAATCCAAGAATGTGAGCAATTTCAATTATTCCATAGTTGAACCAGCAGAATAGTTTCATACATTCTGCCATTGATGGACCAATCTGTTCATCACAATCTTTGACTGCCATAGCAGCTCCAAGTGATGAAGTGATAAAGTCAGTACTGGTTCCATCTACTCGATCTTTTAGATAGTCACCGGTACTTCCTCCCATAAGCTCACACATCAATCTATATCTAGAACCTGCCTCATATTCTTCCATAGATATGAGTTTACGATGAAACATATACATTAGACGAGATTCTCTAATGTTTAACCAAATTTTTTTCTTGTCTCTGATTGTAGAAATAAGTTCTGGTTTTTCTATTTTACGCATATGTATTTGTATAGTTATCTTTTGCTTTATCAACAAAAGATCTAAATTTATCGTTTGTATTATATAACTTATAAAGTCTAAATACACGATTTTTATTACAACAATGATAACGAGCAATAAGGCTCTTGCATCCATACGCTTTCGTAGGGTGCAATAGCCAGGACAATATAATTGATAAGTTGTACAAATTATAGTGTTGCTTGTCTTTTATTGTCGATTTACCTTTTAACACATCTATTGGTATGTTATAGGTAGCACTTATATATTTTTGAACATTAATAACCATGAGGAGATAATTATGAAAATTAAATATAGACACTCTGCCTCCAAGACTAATACATTTATTGATAGTCCACCATTTTGGATCATCAATGAATTATTTGATTTTGAGTCAGAACCAAATGCAAGAATGGTAATGGGATTGGCAGCTGAGGATGCTGCACATCATGCATTATCAAACCAAATCAATGATGAAGATACTATCACAAACTATGCTAAAACAAAATACTTAGAACATAGTAAAGATGAAGTAACTGATTTACTACCAACAGAACATTCAGATTCAGAGTATGAATGGTCTGCAATAATATCTAACAAGTTTGTAAAAAACTTAAAAGAGTTTGGTGAAGTTAAATCATTTCAGAATGAAAAACAGATATCTGGTGAAAAATATGGTCTAAAGTATGATGTAATAGCTAAAACTGATTTTGAGTTTGATGAATGTATTATAGATACAAAAGCTACAGCATATATTAGACGACTAAAAGCAGGTCATGTAGATCCTAAATGGTATCCAAAACCTGCTGATGTACGTCAACAATGTCTATACAGAGATATATTTGGTAAACCTACAATGTTATTATATTGTTCTCCAAAAGATGAATATTGTGTAGATATGGTAGATCGTACAGATCTAGATGATATTATCAATGCAATGAAGCATATCGAACACATACTAGAAATATGTAAAACTAAAGATGACGTTGTACGCATATTTCCTTTGATATGCGACAACTTCAGATGGAAGGGTAGTCCTGGATCTGAAGAATTTGCTAAAGAAATCTGGACGAAAGTATTAAAATAATCTATAAATACTTATGCAAAGATTAGGTAAAATAATAAAACAAATAAACAATAGGAGACAGATAATGGAAACTGAAACCTTTGAATGCTCATTTAAAAGAGCTTTTGAGAAAGATGATGGTGGCGTAACAGTATACGTAACTAAAGACGATGGTACTGATATGACTATCTATGGTGAGGCTATTGGAGCTTCACGTTGGCAAAAAGGTGCAAGATTAAAAATTGCAGCACAGCCAGTAAGAACAAGTAAGACAGGTAAACAATATCAAACAGCTAATGCTATTGAGTTGTTAAGTGGTGAGGTTGCTGTACCAAATGGTACTACAGCATCAGCTACAAGCAAAGATCCTGCTGCACAATGGAAAGAAAAGTACAGATTGACTATGAGTAATTTATTATCTGCTGCTATACAATCAGGCAATGACGTTGATTTTAACAAGATTGATAGCTATGTACGTAAGATATTGAATGCTCAATATGATGGAGACGAAGCTCCATTTTAACAGAATCATTTATCTCCCTCGAGTTAATGATAGTTGCTGGGTGGGTGCTCCCTGCCCAGTAACAGAAAGATTTTATGGACTTAATACTACTCAATGATGGAGTGTATAGTCTAGTTTCAGTCACAAAAGAAATGATGCAAGGTATTGAACTCTTTACAGAGGTCAGTTGCTTTGATCTATGTGATATACTAAGACTACACTTAACAACATACTACGATGAAATAAATCGTCATGTGATGAATGATGGAACAGGAGATTTTTTCGGATGTATTTGTTCAAATTAGAACTAGAAATGATGGGTATAAACACGTATAAGAATGAAGATTTGGTGTTGAAATTATATAAATTATATTTAAAGGAGGATAAGAGTGATTACAGAAAAGCGATTGGAAGATGCGTTGAAGTATCTAGCAGACACAGACGAAGAGAATGCAAAAGCTAATGCTCAGGTTAAGTATTTGGATAGGCTTCTTAAGAGAAAGAAAGCTCTCCATATCACAGGTAATACAAGTGATAAAAGTGTATCTGCTAAAGAGCAAACCTACTACGCAAGTGATATATATAAAGATGCAGTACAGGAATTATTTAATGCAGAGGTTACAGCGAGTACGCTTGAGAATAAAAGAGATAAAGAAGGAATTGTTATAGATCTATTTAGAACATTAGAAGCTAGTAGACGTAAAAATAATATATGATTTATAAGTTCAAGAGATGGGTGCAGTTACCTGCATATACAGAAATAATTATTAAAGCTGACTCAGATGAGGAGGCGTTAAAGATTGTTAGAGCTATAGATCCATCTACATTGAACTGGCGTGAAACAGATCCAATAGAACAACGTATGACATACGAAGTTACAGATGAGGACTCCTGAGCAAAGAATGTTTTTAAATGTAATAACCCAAGCAATACATGATGCTGCATATCAAGGGGTAGATAGATATTACCAATATCATAGAGATCAAGCTGTGTCCTGGCTGACCAGTAACTCTAGAGATTTTAGAATAATATGTAGATTAGCAGATTTAGATCCTGATTATACTCATGTAAAAATGACAAAAGCAATGAAACATGATATCAAACAGTTAAGAAGAAACTACTACAGAAAACAAAAACCAGAACGAGATGATCGTCCTGGTCGGTATAGGTTAAAATTTTAATGACTGATATAGATATGTTTAAAGATATGACTTATGACACACTCAATAAACAGGTTGATGGTAATCATTATTCAAAGATGAAAGTGCAACCTGCATACTTCATAAATGAAAATAATCTACCATTTGCTGAAGGCAATGCTATTAAATACATATGCCGACATAAACAAAAAGGTAAAAAGAAAGATATAGAAAAAGCTATTCACTATTTAGAAATGATTATAGAGAGAGATTATAGTGCTTGACTATGATGCAACATTTGTTGCTCTTTCTTTCTATCGTAACGTCTTTTATTTTTAATAATTTTATTTTTAAAATGCCTAAGCTGTTTAGCAATAGGGTTTCTTTTTTTATTTGCTTTTATCATCTAATATCAACTTTTTAATAGATTTTTCACCCATATATATTTCTGTTTCAGCTTTAGATATAATACATCTATACTCGGTAGAGGGTGATGCATTTCTGTTTGCTATTCTTTTACCACGTAAA